TTCCATGGCACGAATCACCCTCGACGGCCTGGATCTTGAACTTCCAGCAGAAACTGCCGGTGTGGTCCAATCCTTCGTGAAGGAGAGTGATCGTGCCAAGGCCGAGCTGATGAAAAAGCTCGATTCGCAGGAAGAGCAGATCCAAGCTGTTGTCTCCGAGAACGAAGAAGCTCTCGGCCGCCTCGATGCGGCTCTTGAGCGGATTGAAGAACTCGAAAAGCAGATCGCTGACGCAGAAGCTGCCGCCGCAGAGCGCAGCGATGCTGAACAGATCAACCAGGCTGTGAACACCCGTCTGGCCTGCCTCGATAAGTTCTCCCCTCTCCTCCCCGAGGACTACAAGTTTGACGGCGAGGACGAGCACCAGATCATGGCGCTCGCCTTTGAGAACGTCTTCGAAAAAGCTCCCCGCGAAGACGCTTCCAACGATTACCTCCTCGGCGTCCTTGACGGTGTCCTCGCCGCCATGGAAGACCTGGAAGGTGAAGAGGAGGAGATCAAAGAGGACGCCGATTTCCAGCCTGAGGAAGACGGCTCCAACGTGGCCGAAGTCCGTGCTGCCCTCGCTCAAGTGCAGGCAGCAGAAAAGATGGACAGCCAATCCTCCTACCGTGAGCGTCTGCTGAACGGTTGGAAGTCAGACCTCACTGCTCACGTTTGATAGGAGCGCTAAGTAATGGCTATCACCTACACCACCACCACCGTCGCTAATCCCGCAGGTGCTCAGGGTTCTTACCCTCAGAACCTTGTGGCTGGCCACGAGGGCATGATTGCGGACCTGCAGGCATTTGTCTCCCGGTCCTTCACTAATGAATCCGGCGCCGTTGTCCCCTTCGGACACGCCGTGATTATCGACAGTGCCGCCACTTCCGGCCTGGGCGTCAAGCTTCCCGCTGGGGCCTCTGCTACCGGCGTGCTGGGTCTTGCTGTAGACAGCAACACCTTCGAGGCCAACGCCAACAGCTCCTACCAGGGCACCGGTGTTATCCCCGGCACTTCCAAGACTGCTGATGGCCGCATTGGCTATCCCGACAAGCAGCTCGTCAACGTCCTGAGCAAGGGCGTTGTTTATGTCTACACCGTGGATGCCGTGGCACTCGGCGATGCCGTGCGCCTGTATCACACCGATCACGCCAGCGCCTCCAGCAACGGTGGCTACAAGGGCCGCTTCGGCAAAACCGCCGTGGCCGGTAAGACCTTCAACGTGACTGCCGGTGCTCGCTGGGTGGGTGCTGCCGCTGCTGGCGGTCTGGCTCTCCTGGAGATCGACATCCCCACCCTCACCGTTAGCGCCGACGCTTGATAGGAGGCACCCAACTAATGTCTGATATTCGTAACGACGACGCCGGTCTGTTTCTCGCAAGAGAACTAGAGCAGATCCTGGCCCGGACCTTCGAGGTCCAGTACGCCGACATCAAGTACTCCCAGATCCTCCCCATCTCCACCGAGGTGGGTCCTGGCGCTGACAGCTTCACCTACCGCATCTTTGATGCACAGGGCAAGATGAAGCTCATCCAGGACAAGGCAAGCGATCTGCCTCGTGCTGATGTCCTGCGCAAGGAAGTGACCCACGCTGTCCGCAGCCTGGGCGCCTCCTTCTCCTACACCATCCAGGAAACCCGTGCCGCCGCCATGGTGCCCGGTATGAACCTGGAGCAGCGCCGCGCTAACGCTGTGCGCCGCGCCTACGAGGAGAAAGTGCAGGAGATCGCCTACTTCGGCGACGGCGCTGTGTCGATGGATGGCTTCTTCAACAACGCCAACGTCGACAAGCTGGTGCCCTCCAAGTGGTTCGATGACGCCACCATCACCACCGACGAGATGCTGGAGATCCTCAACGAGGCTCCCACCCGCATCGTGCAGAACTCCAACATGAAGGAGGCTCCCAACACGATGCTGGTGCCCTACGACGTGTATCGCGTCATCAGCACCACTCCCCGCAGCACCACCTCGGACACCACGGTGATGGAGTTCTTCCTCCGCACCAACCCCATGATCCGCTCCATCGAGCCGATCAACGAGCTGGAAGCTTCCAAGTCTGGCAGCAAGCTGTCCAAGGACCGCATCATCTGCTACGACCGCAGCCCCGAGAAGCTGCAACTGCATGTGCCCCGCACCCTGGAGTTCCTGCCCCCGATCCGGCAGAACCTGGAGTTCACCGTGGCCGCTCACGCCCGTATCGGCGGTGTCGCTCTGTACTACCCCAAGAGCGCTCTGTACGTCGAGAAAGCCTGATAAAACCTCTCTTTTCAGAACATGATCATCACTTACAAGCCCCAGCTAGAGAATCCGCCTCGCGATAAAGAAGTCACTCTTGGCTTCTCCGTGATCGGTGCCAAGGCCGGTGGTACTGAGTACATCCAACTGAAATCGGGTGTAAATCGCGATTTTGACCCCACTCAGTGGGACAAGATCAAAGAGATGCCCGTCGTCAAGGATCTGCTCAGCATCGGTGCGCTGGCGGTGCAGGAAGACGTGGAAGTGGTGGAGACCTCGGTCAAAGCGACCGGTGGTCTCTCCACCATGCCCGTGAAAGAGGCACTTGATGCCATCGACGCAACCTTCGACCTGGACCTGCTCAAAGAGTGGGACTTCGCCGAGAACCGCATCCGCATCAAGAATGCCATTGCCAAGCGAGTTAAGGCGATTACCGAAGGAGAAGGCTGATGGCCGTCACCTCCACCACATTCCTAACCCGGTTTCCTGAGTTCTCGAACTTAGAAACCGCCGTGGTGGAGGGAGCCATCGCCGAGGCCCAGCGCTACTGCGATAGCGAGGTGTGGGGAGCTCAGCATGACGACGGGGTGAACTACCTGTCGGCTCATCTGCTGGCCTCCCGCACCCAAGCCATTGGACAACAGATCGGCGCAGTCCCAGGCGGTCCATCCGACCTGGGCTTTGCTGGCACTGCCTATGGCGCCACCTTCAACGCGCTTCAACGCAATCTCGTCAACATTGGTTTTGCGTTCTGATGGGAGCTTACGCGCCCTTTGACAACGCAACCCTGGTCTTTCAGGTCTATAGCTCCTTCGCTACAGATCCTCAGACCGGTAACAGGGTCCCTGTCAACACGGCAGAGACCTACGTAGCCAATATCCAGCTGGAACCCAGCAGACAGGACTACAAGCCCGGTATTGACGAGAACAAGGTCCCGTGCAAGGGGAGGCTACTAGCCCCCACGACCTTTAGTTCCAAGGTCAAGGTGGGCATGACGGCCGACTGCACGGTGAATGGCATCACAGGCACCCTACGGCTCACAAATATCGGCTCTCAGGAGCTGCTGTTTGCCCGTAGCACGCTGCACCAAGGCTTCATTGGTGAATTCGAGCAGACAGGCAAGGGTGGTTGATCATGGCAAGGCCCCAGAAGCTAGATACGACAGCTCTGGATCGAGCCATCGCTGCAGCCACTCAGCAGTTGGTCAACCGTTTGTCTGCGGAATACACCAGCGAGATCTCATCTGAGAAGTGGAGATGGAACGACGGAAGCCTGCGCGACATCGTTGACACAGGCCGACTGCGCGCAAGCCAGACCGTCACTCCAGCAGGTCAAAACAGGTATCAGTTCAGCTGGCCTGTCGAATACGCCACTCAAGTGCACGAAGGGACCAAGCTCAAGGGCGGCGGGGAATGGCCTGCACGCCCTTGGACCCGCACGGCACTTGAGAACGTGGACCCCAAAAAGTACTTTGAGACTATACTTAGGAGAGAGTTAAATGGCTAGTGTACAACAAATACGCAGCCTAATTAACTCGGCTATCGGGTCCAAATTAGGAAACTATAATCTTCCAGATGGATCTACGTCCCCCGCCCTATGGGTACGGGGTCAGCAGCAAGTTCCCAAAGACTGGACCGTCACCGGCATCGAGTGTGTCATCGACGAAGTCCCCGAAATGGTGAACAAGCCCACCTTGTCGCAGCAAGTTCTCTTAGACGTCCGTTGGCCGATCTATCTCACTAGCTACGACACGGCTCAAACACTAGCCGAGGTGCGCGAGCTTCTCTTTCAGTGGTTCCCTGATATTCAGGATCCCGTGCATGTCTCGCAAACGGACATCTCGTTCGAAACGCTGAAAGTCTTTATCCCCGATTACTCGATTCAACCTGAGAGAGGCTAATGGCTAATCTTCCTGGTGGTGCATTTGCTAAGGGGCGGGACCGTATCGTGCGGATCGCCGACCCCGGCAGCACCCGTAAAGCAGCAACTGTGACCTCCGGAGCAATCACTGCTCCCTCCGGTCTGACCTACAACTATCTGAAGGGCGCCACCCGGGCCGAATTCACGCCTGCTCCCAACTCGCAGGAGTTCTTCCTTCTGGGCGACAGCGGCTGGAGAGACTCCGTGGGTGTTACCCAGTCTGGTGAGCTCGCTTGCTCCGCCTTCTTCATCAACAGCCTGGACGCTTCTCAGGTTCCCCAAGCCGATATTGATGACGGCCTGGCACTTGTGATCGCTGCTGAGTCTGACCCTGACGTGGAGATCTGGGTCGAGATGTTCACCTTCCTCGGCACCGACAACTCCGGCAACTACAAGTATCACAGCCGCATGTTCCAAGGCGCTGTGACCGGCGTGTCTGAGGCTGCTCCCTCCGACGGTCTGATCGAGTACTCCTGGACCTTCCAGTCCCGTGGTCAGATCTGGTCTGGCATCTTCGACGCTGGCACCTCGGCACTGTCTGTGTACTGATGAAATTCGACCTGCTGGTCTCTGAAGACAAGCGGTCATACTTCATCAACTGCATAGTGAGTGGAGATCTACTCGAAGTGGGGGCGGTGTACATCGCCCCCTTTTCGCGTTCACCGGCCACTCTGGTTACAGAAGATGGTGGTAAATTGACCGTGGTTATTCCACCTGATGCGGAAAACAGTGACACCGAACTGGTGGCTTCAGACACATCGTTTTACATAGACTGATGAGCCGTTATTCAAAGCTCTTCTTCAAGGAAAAGGAATACCACGAGATTCTCCCCTTCCGCTTCCCGATCTACAAGGATCTCGTCGCAGGCGAGGCTGAGGGTGTTGAGGAAATCGCTCGAAAGCAGGCGCAGAACACGTACTCCCTGCTGAAAATCGCAAAAGCCGTCTCCAAGAAGCGCAAGATCAGCGTTAAGGACGCCCTTGAGCTCCTCAGCAACACCGATAGCGATAACGAAGTCCTGTACGAGCACGCCGAAGAGCTGGCAGAGGTACAGAAGGACTCCGCCACCGTTGCCGAACAGCAGATCGAGATGGTCACCCTGTTCCTTCGCTACCGAGGCGAGGTGCAAGAAGGTGATGACTGGATCGAAACCCGCGACTGGACTCGTGAGGACACCCTCGTCGTACCCAGCAAGCTGCTGAACGAGATCTTTGAGTTCATCAACTGGGAGCGCAACGGCTGGCCTTCTGAAGGCAACGAGGGAAACTGAAGGAGAGTGAGGCAGACCCCGAGCGTCTCTACGAGAAGTACCGGGACTACCTCGCTCAGAAACCCCTCGA